CGTCGGCCTGGTGCTCGCGGTCCTCGATCAGGCTGAAGCCCTTCAGCTTCGGCGTGCTGCCCGCCACCGACTTCGGGAAGGTCGCGCCCTCGATGCGCTTGTCACCCAGACGGAATGCACTGCCCTCCTTCTCGATGTCGCGATCAAAGCCGTCGGTCTCGTCGTAGTAGACGCAGTCGACCGTGATGCGGCGATAGTTCTTCGCGGCCTTGCCGCCACGCAGGTGCAGCTGGCAGCCGAGGAACCGCTTCTTCTTGATCGTGTTGTCCTTGGACTTGCGGTTGAACTTCGGGAACACGCGACGCATGACCTTCACGTCGCGCAGCATCGGCTCCAGCTCCGTGGTCACGAAGTCATCGCGGTCTTCGTCGGTGGGCTGGTACACCGCCTGGTTGCGGCGCTTGTGCTCGGCGAAGTAGCCGATGGCAGCCAGGAAGATCTTGGTGTAGCCGGTGCGGGCGGACTTGCGCCAGGTCACGTGCGTGATCTCGTCATGGCCGATGCAATCGGCAATGGCGACCTGGTACGGGTAGGCCTCCCAGCGGCCCTGCTCGTAGCTGCTCTCCTCCGACAGGTAGAAGTGCTCGGCCATCCACTGCGACAAGCGCATCGGCGTCGGCGCTTCGAGCGGACGCAGGCCGCGGCGCAGTGCGGCATTGATCTCGTCACGCTGCTCGGTGCCGAGATCAGCCAGCGACATCGGCCGTTCAATGAACATGGGCTCGACTGCGTCGAGCATAGGCGTCGCGTGCGTCAATTTCCATCCTCCTCTTCGTCGGCTTCTTCATCGGCATCCGAAAGGCTCATGGCCGCGGCGCGGTTGCGGGCCTTCGTCACCTCTTCGTCAAGGATGCGCAGCGCTTCGCCGGGCAGGTCGACGCGGCGGCGCACGCGCGGCACGAGGCCCTGCAGCAGACTGCCCACGTCGCCGGCCATCTTGGCGAGCACCAGTTCGAGCACCGACACCGGAGCCAGCTCGCGGCGGTTCACCGCGTTGTCCATCGCAACGCGGTCAGCCTGCTCGCGGGCCAGGCGTGCGCGTTCGCGCGCCAGCTCGCCGTCCGCGCCGCGGCCCGCCGCCTGCTCACGCAGGTGCTTCGTGTACGCGCGCAGCCAGGTCGCCGCCGGCTGGCCGGCCAGCAAGATGCCGCGCGTGAGGAGGTCGCTGACGACGGGCTGGCTCACCCCGACCATGTCGCCGAACTGCTCTTGCGTCACTGGCAAAGACAGCATGTCCTGTGGGTCTCCCATGGATATAACCCCCTTAGGAACGCCCCGCAACTGCGGCGCAAACGGGGTTCGAATTACCCTTGATCGAGGAGTCCCGGGAGGACCCGTCTAGGGGGGTGGGGGTGGTGCCGATCGAGGTCGAGGTGGTCATGCGCCCTGCCCTCCGCTCCCATTCCCACCCAACCCCAGCTTCGCGAGCTGCCTGTGCATGCGCTGCTCGTAGAGTGGCTTGAAGCGCGCATCGATCACACGCTGTGCTGTGCCGACGAAGTCGAAGCGCCGGCCATAACGCGTGCCGTTGACGAACAGCAGCACCGGTTTCACTGCACTGCCTGCGCTGAAGCGGTACCGCGCCCACACGCCACGCCGCAGGTGCTGCACCTTGTCACCGTGCTTCCACGAGCCACGGCCCTGCCTCGACTCGCCGCCGTGCGCGACGAAGTACTCGACCTTGCTGCGCTTGGCCTTCGAGCGCCTGCTGTTCGTCGCGTTGGCATCCGAGCCCGCGAGATTGAAGGCCTGGAGCTGGCTCAGGATCTGAACGATCTGCCCGCGCCCCATGTTGCCGTAGGCATCGAGCTTGGCCGCGGCGCCCGGCACCGCCCGCTCGTTGCTGCGCATCAGTCCGGCGCGCACGAGGATCTCCTCGAAACGCTTCAGCGGCCGATTGCCACCCTCGATCTGCGGGATCAGGTAGTGCGCACGTGAGGCGCCGTCCTTCAGCCACACCATCGCCTGCAGCTTGGTCTTCGTGGCGAAGCGCGTGTAGAGCGAGCGCAGCGTGAAGGCCGTCGGGTTGTCGAAGCTCGCGCGGATCTCGGCCACCTGGGCGTCGCGCACCTCGCGCGTGGTGTCGTTGATGGCCTGCGCCATCACGTTCGGATGCTCCTGCTGCAGCTCGCCGAACGCCTTCGCGATCTGCGCCGCATCGAAGCGGATGTTCATCGTCAACATCAGTTCTCCTCCCTTGATCAGTCCAGACCGCCACCGCGCTGCGCCTTCAGGCTCTTGGTCGGCGGCGGTCCATCCCAGTCCGTGAAGCGCTGATGCGCACCGTCGAAGGTGAAGTTCAGCGTGTCGGTCGGGCCGTTCTTGTGCTTGACCACATGCAGCTCGGCGTGGAACTTGTTCGCCTCGGTCGGGTTGCGCCGGTGCTCGCGGTGCAGCAGCCCGATCAGGTCGGCCGCGCCCTCGATGTCGCCGCTGTCGCGCAGGTCGCTCATCTGCGGCGGGCCGGATCTCTTGTCCGCCTCGCGGTTCATCTGCGACAGCAGGATGATCCAGACGCCGAACTCCTTGGCCGCCCGCTTCAGGCCGTTGGCGATCTTCCCCAGCTCCTGGTTGCGGTTGTCGCCGTCGCCCTCCATCAGCTGCAGGTAGTCGATGACGACCAGGCTCAGCTCCTTGTGCCGGCGCTTCACTTGCTGGATCTTGCGGCGCACGTCCATGATGCTCAGCGCCGCCTGGTCATCCATCGCGATGCGCAGCTTGCCGAGTGCATCGACGCCCTCGGTGACGCCCTCCCACATGCTCTGCGGCGCCTTGCGCGGGTTGCGCAGGTCCGCGAGGTTCACCCGGCCGGCTGCGGCTACGTGGCGGGCCGTCAGCGAGTTCAGGCTGTCCTCCTGGGTCAGCATCAGCACCTGGTGCTTGCGGCCAACGTTGCGGCTGAGCGTGAGGACCATGCCGGTCTTGCCCATGCTCGGCCTGGCGCCGATCACCCACAGCTCGCCCGGCCGGCCGCCGCCCGCGGTGCAGTGGTCCAGATCCTTTAACCCGGTCTGGATCGTCTCGATCTTGCCGTCGTAGCGCGCGCTCAGGTCGTCGACGAAGCCCACGACCAGCTCGCTGATGTCGCGCGGCTCGTTGCGCTCGGCCACCGCGTTCAGCGCCATCAGCTTCGTGATCATCTGGTCGATGACCTGGTCGACCGGTTGCGGCTTGCCCTTCGCGTCGTGCGCGCCGCGCAGGATCTCGTCGGCAAGGGTCGAGCCCAGGCGCATCAGCTCGCGCTCGCGCCATCGCTCGACCAGCAGCTCAGAGTGGCGCTGCGCCGCGCGGCTGCTGACGACCGATGACATCAGCTGGTTCAGGTACACCATGTCGTGGTGCCCCTTCTCGTGGACGGTGACGAGGTCGGCGAGCTTGCCGGCGGTCAGCAGCTCGCTGATCGTCTCGTAGATCGCCCGGTGGTCGGCCCGGTAGAAGTGCTCGGGCTTCAGGACGGCGCCCACCGCCTCGAAGGCCTGGTTGTCGATGAGCAGCGCGCCCAGCACTGCGTGCTCGGCTTCGTCGCTGTGCGGAGCGGTCATTGCTTCGGGTCGGCGGCTCATGTCGGGGTCCCTTCGTGGTTGCTCTGATCGCGGCGCATCACGGCCTGGGCTTGCAGGCCTTGGGTGGTCAGCTTTGCGGGTTGATTGGGGGCGAGGAACCAGAGGCGGTACCAGTTGTCCTTGACGCTGTTGAAGAACGTCTGGCGCCAGTCGCGCTGCCGCTTGCCCTGGGCGGTACGGCGCGCCTTGAACTCGCGCCAGTGCAGCAGCAGGATGTCGCGGTCGATGCCGACGGTGTCGCAATAGGCGAAGACCGGGTGGTTCTCCGGGATCGGCTTCTCTGCGTTGGCCTTGCAGATCGCCAGGAAGGTGCCGAGGCTGATCAGCGGCTTCTGCCTCGAAGCCGGTTCGTCATCGCCCTCGCCATCTCCGTCGCCGTGGCCGTCCGGGTCGTCGTGGTCGACGCCGTTGCGGTCGCTGTCGATTCCGTTCGGCCAGAAGTCCTCAGCCCCTTTTGGGGGTTGGGGGTGTATTTCTTGTATTGGTTCTATTACGGTTAGGGGGCACGTCGTGCCGGGGTGACCGGCATCAGGTGCCGGTTGGGGGGCACCACGTGCCGGGTGAGCGGCACCTCGTGCCGGGGGCATCTCGTGCCGGGGGGCACGTGGTGCCGGGGGGCATTTGCTGCCGGGGGCACCTGGTGCCGGGGTGCTCCGGGTGTTTGCCTGTTCGCCGCCGAAGCCACGCGGGGTCACGGTGTAACGGTTCGCCTTCATGGCGCCGATCTCCACCTTCACCAACCCCACGCTCTCCAGCCAGCGAATGGCATTGCGCACCGCGCGCTCACCAAAGCACGTGCGCACCGTGATCGTGTCGATGCTCGGCCAGCATACGCCCTGGTCGTTCGCCTGGTCGGCCAGGCTGATCAAGACGGCCTTGGGCGTCGGTGGCATGTGCAGTGGCCAGCACGCGGCCATCACCAGGGTGCTCACGGGGCAACACCCTTCCCTTGCGGCCTCGTGGGCCGCAATGCTTGTTGTCGGTTCATGGAGGACGTCGGAGAGGTCAGGCGCGCAGCCGGGCTTGAAGCCCTTCGCGCTGCGCGTGGTCGTTGTGACAGTCGGGATCGCAGTACCGCGCAGCGGCGTCGCAGCGTTCGTCGCAGTTGGCGCAGGTGCCGAGCGGTGTGGGGATCAGGGCGAGCGCCTGGGCGTCCCGTTCGGCACGCAGGCGATGACGCACAAGAGCCGCCTGGAGGTACGCGGCCTCGCTGACGCTGACCAGGTCGTCTTCGCTCGCACGCTCCAGCGTGTCGCGTCCGTCGTGAACAGTGATCGCGCCGGCCGCCATCAGCAGACCTCCCGGAACGTCTTGGGGCGGCTGCGCTCGTTGCGCAGCCTCAGAGTGGTCAGCACAGCCTGGATCGCCGACACCAGCTCGGTGGCCTCGCGATCGACACGACGCAGCTCGTTGTCGGAGACTGCGCCATCGGCCGTCACCTCGCTCACCTGGCTGATCAGCTCGGCGAACTCGCGGGCCACGCGCGTCACGCTCTGGAACGTGTCGTCGTCATCGCTCTCCGAGCACGCCGGCAGCGGCACCACCATGCAGTGACACGCCATCGCGAAGGCGTTGAGGATGCTGTGGTTCTTCGTCAGCAGCGTGAGCTTGAGCGCGTCGGCCACGCCGAGCTTGGCCGTCGGGTAGTTGGGGTCGACCTCGTGGTTCAGCGTCGACGTGCTCTTGCCAAGCAGCGGCGCGAGTGCGGAGGTGCCGCCGGGGTGGTCGTGCACGAGGTTGAAGGCTGCGGTTTGGACATTCATGGCATGGGCCTGTGGAAGGGGCTATGGATGAGCCGCGCACTGGTGGAGATACTGCGCACCACTGAGCGCACGAGGGAGAAATTGATGAGCGAGAAGAAGATGGATGGGCTGAACGTGGAAATGGTGTTCGCGCAGGTGGGCGTCGAGTTCACCGAGATCGCGTCGCCGATGGGGCCGCTTGGGGCGCTGCAGGTGACGCTGACCGCACCAGCAGGCCAACCCCCTGCCACACTGGTACTCGGAGTACCGGCTGCGCGCCAGCTCGTAGCAGCGCTGCGAGAAGCGCTGTCTCTTCACACTGCCCGGCGGCCTTCGCCTGGAGAAGCACTGCAGTAGCTTCGGCGTGAGTCAGCACGTGATGTCTTTCGGAGCACCCCGGGCGCTTTGGCCATCAATGACGGTGGGCATGGGCCAGGCGCAACCCGACGCTTCATCGCACGCAATTGACTCCGAGCCGGAGACCGGAAACCAGTCCGGTCTCAAACACCGCAGTTGCCACACCCGGGCCGGCGGCAACCACTCCCCCCATTGGCTGACCGCTGACGAAGAGATGCCAAAGATCTTCGCGAGAGGCTTAACCCCGTTGGCCAGCTGAATGGCCATCGACTTAGCAAGCTGAGTTTCCATAGTGAAATAGCTTATCACACTGAGTCTTTACTCAGCAAGCACGCTAAGCGAACTATGTGCGCTAATCCTGCTTAACTATTTTGGGCGCTGATGAGTACTACCCTTGCCGATCGAATCAAGGAAGCCATGGAGGGCGCAGGCCTTCGCCCGGCCGACCTTGCCCGCGCCACGAAGAAGACCTCTGGCGCTGTTGCCATGTGGCTCGGCGGCGGCATCAAGAGCTTGAAGGCGGACAGCGCTGCCGCCATCGAATCGGTGACGGGCTACAGCGCAGACTGGATCGTCACCGGGAGACTTCCCAAGAGACGCGCCGGCCTCGACGTCCCCAAAGATGCAACCCTCACCCCCTTCATGTGGGATCTCGTCGATGAGACGAGCCCGCCGGACAAGCCACCAAGCTCCAAGGCAAGGGTGCCGGTAACGGGCACCGCGCACATGGGCGAGGAAGGCGTATACGAGGAAACGCCATATCCAGCCGAGAAGCCCGATGGACGCGTGGAGGGTTATAGCCACGACCCAGCGGCCTACGCGCTGCGCGTTCGCGGTGACGGCATGCATCCCGCCATTCGAGACGGGCAGTACGTTGTCGTGGAGCCCGCCACAAAGTGCGAGCCGGGCGAATACGTGATCATCGTCCTCGACGATGGCGCTCGGATGATCAAGGAATTCATGTTCGAGCGCTCCGGGAGCGTGACCGTGCTCAGCGTCAATTCCGGCAAGCGATCCACATTCGATCGCGCCCACATCACGCACCTGCACCCGATCGTCGCTATCGTCTCCGCGAGTCGCTGGAAAGCCGCCGCCTGACCACGCCACGGCCCCTTCGGGCCAGGTTCGCGCGAGGCGTTGCCGCACGAGGCCGCGGCAGTAGCCGGGTTCATGCGCCAGGCTTCTTCGCTTTCCGCAGCACCACCACTTCAACCCTGCCCTACACGCCCTCAGATCGGAGTAGTTGACTACGCTAAGCGGATTACTTAGTGCAATGAGCTTAGTGCGCTAATATCGCGTCCATTCATCACTCGGACGTGCAATGCGCTATTCAGCTCCATCACCCCAGCTCTCCGTCGGCTCCCGCTTTGCGGCTCGACCGGCGCCTACCGGTCGGGCGGCTTCGCGTCGCTACCGCTGTCACTACCACCCCAAGGACCTCAACGGCTACCCGGCCGCCTGCAGCACGGGCGTCCTGCCCTTTGTCCAAGTCAATGCTCGCGACGCTGAACATGCGCGCCGCGCTGCCCACCAACTGACCGGCTGCTCAATTGGCAACGTCGAACGCCTCGACGAGGTCACGGCATGAGCGCGAGCCATGCGCACTTCCCCCTCGAAGCTTGGGCCGACCGCAATCCGCGCGTCCGCTGGCCCCTCGTCTATCTGCTGCTGCTCCTGCTCTGGGGCCTCGGCGGCTGGATCGCGCCCACCGACTTCTGAGCCCTCGCCGGCTCTCTTCACTGGAGACTTCATGAACGCCATCGCACAGGCGGAGTCGCTTTTCGTCTCGTCCGCTGCCGCGCGGATCGAGCCCCCACTCGCCCAACTGCCCGAAGACTCGATCGAGGGCGGGTTCACCGATGCCGCTGCAGCGCAGCGCGACGCCGCCCGCGCCACTGCGGCGCGCCTGACTTGCGAGGCCCGCCTCGAACGGGAGCGCAAGTTACGCGATCGTCTGTTGCACCAAGTCGCGGTCGCACGTAGTGAGGGCCGCACAGAGGGTGTGACCCACGCGCTCGTTCAGCGCCAGGTTGGCTTCCTCTCCGGCTTGCACTGGGGCCTCGCCTTTGGCTTTCCCATCGGTGGCGTGTTCTTCGCTGCCGTCGCCTGGATCGGCATGCACTGGAAGGGGCTCGCATGACGCCCGCCGCCCCTGCCGCCAACTGGATCCAGGTCCCGCCGCAGCGCGGCTGCGTGCTGTGCCGCTACGGCGCGTTCGACGACGCCGGCGAGCGCACCTGCACCTGCCCCGACGCCGGGCTGCCCGCGCCCACGCCGGTCGTGCTGGTGCGCGACGCCCGCGGTGCATGCGGCCCCGACGCGCGCTTCCTCGACTTCCCCGGCCTGCACAGCTGACCCCGGCAGCGCCCTCGCCCATCTACCCAAGAGCCCTCATGACCTGGATCACCACCGCCACAGGCACCGAGGTGTCGCTGCAGCATCCGCAGCCCGGCACCATCAACCTGCGCACGATCGCGCACCACCTTAGCCTCATCAACCGCTTCACCGGCGCGACCTGTCGCCCGTACAGCGTCGCCGAGCACTCGCTGCTCGTCTGCAAGATCGCCGAACGAGAGTTCCAGCTCGACGTGCACGGGCAGTTCGCAGCGCTCATGCACGACGCCCACGAAGCCTTCGTCAACGACCTCGCCTCGCCCGTCAAGGACGAAGTGGGGGCGACCTGGCACACGCTGGAAAGCCGCTTCACTCGGCTCGTGCGAAACAGCTTCGCGCTCAACGTCGCCAACGCTACGCATGCCAAGGCGATCAAGCAGGCCGACCTGATGGCACTGGCCACCGAGCGCGCCCAACTGCTGCCCGCGTCCGCCACGCCGTGGCCGGCGCTCACCGGCGTGCAGCCCGTCACCTGGGTGAATCTGATGTCGCCCGCCTGCCGCGACACGCCGTGGACCGCCTGGCGCAACGCTTTCATCGAGCGCGCCGACTCCCTCGACTTTCAACGCCAGCAGCACGCGCGCCAGCTCGGCCGCTGAGCACCAACCCCGATGAGAACCATGGAAACCATCCACGAGATCGCTCTCGACCAATTGCACGAGAGCCCCTTCAATCCGCGCCACACCTTCACCGGCATCGACGACCTGGCGGCGAACATCCTGGCCGAAGGCCGCATCCACGAGCCGATTCTGGTCCGCCCGCGCCCCGACGGCGCTGGCTTCGAGATCGTCTTCGGGCACCGTCGCGTCCGGGCAGCTCACTTCGCCAACCTCCCGAGCGCGCCGTGTATGGTGCGCGACATGACCGACGCGCAGGCCCGCAGCGCCCAGGTTGCAGAGAACCTGCAGCGAACCGATGTGCACCCACTCGAAGAGGCCGAAGGCTTCATGTCGATGATTCAGAACGACGGCCTGTCCGCGGAGGACCTCGTCGCGAAGTTTGGCAAGAGCCGTACCTACATCTACAACCGGTTCAAGCTGCTCGACGCGTGCCCGGCCCTTCGCGACGCTTACCTGGCCAATGAGATTGGCACCGAGGCCACGATTCTGATCGCGCGCTTGCCATCCGCCGCTCACCAAGAGAAGGCGCTGGAGTACATCGAGCAAGACGCCCAGGCCCGGCTCGACAACAGCGGAAAGGTCAGCTACCGCCGCATCCAGGCCCTGCTCAGCGAGCGCTTCTCGCTGGACCTGCGCGAGGCCATCTTCGATGTTGCCGACGCAGACCTGCTGCCAGAGGCCGGGAGCTGTGCCGACTGCGGGAAGCGCTCGGGCAACGCACCGGAGTTCGCGGACATCGTCGAACTCGGCAACAAGCTCGAAGGCCACCGTTCGAGCTCGGTGCGTGTCGGTGCAGACGTCTGCACTGACCCGGACTGCTTCGCCGAGAAGAAGAAAGTTCACCTCTTGCGGGTCGTTCCCCGCGCGCCCAAAGCCGCCACGCCGATCGCGATCGAGAGTGAATCGCCCGAGCAGCAGGCCGAGCCAGTCACCACTGAGGGCGGCATGTCACACGGAGACGCTTACGAGGCGCCGGGATCGACAGCGGCCCCGGCAGCCGGCAGCGACGACAAAGATCAAGAGGCGCCGACCGCAGAGCCAACGGCCAA